ACTTCACAGTCCCGCCCTCAATGTCCACAACATCAGTAATCTTTGAAGACCCCAAACGAAGCAGCTCCTCCGCCAACGCATCCCGATTATCGTAAATAATCTCAGAACCCTTCAGCCTCTTCCTTATCTCGCCCATAGCAAACCGACCGGGCGGCGGAACCTTGCGCTTGCTCATCCCCACGGGCTCCCTTGCTGAGCCGGTACACCGTCCTGCTTTCGGTCATCATCAAACAACCGCAGCCATATCTCGCCCTCCTTATTGGGCAAAGGCAAAACATCCAGCTTAATACCAGTAATCTTGCCGTTTTCCTCAAAGGCAGTTCCTATCCTCACCCAATAGGGCTTGTCCCGTCCCGCAATGTCTTTCGCTTGACTGACGTTCATTCTCTTCTTCATGGCTTTTTCCTTTCATGTTTTTTGCCAAAATATTTTTGTGATGGCCCCCCTATACGTGCGGCAGGGGCGGGGGGGCATAGGTCGCTTTTTTGCGCCTGTATTTTTGACCGCTCCTGCACCTGTACAATGACTAGCCGACCGTCTGGGTTTTGTACAATCATGGTATCCTCATGCTTGCTGTGACTTTCTTGATTAGCCCTGACGCATCGACTGGCTTACCCTGCTTCTCTTTGCGAGCAATAAAGTATTGGAGGCTGGCAGGCGGCTGTTTGCTTTTCTTCTGCATCCAGTCCAGCAGACTTTCTGCATCTGCCATGAAGGTGTCGTGCGTGTATCCTGATGACAGAAGCTGCCGTGCCAGTTGCTCTTGCCTCAAGTCATGCTTGAACCCTCGACCCCATCGTCTGTTGACCGCATGTGCATAGCTTATACACAGCCTTCTACAATCAACTTCATTTATCTCTTCTTCTATAGTTATAGTAGTATCGTTATTTACAAGCTGCACCTTGTTGACTTGTACAAGCTGGGGCTTGTATTGCGAATCATTATCATACAAGGTGGGGCTTGTAGTTGCAGAGTTATCCACAGCCTCTTTGACCTTGTTTTGTTTGCGTCTAGACTGTTGGCCTTTTGCGCCTTTAGCTGCTTGTTCGATAGTTTCTTTTGCGACTTGTTGCTCTTCTTCTTCTGTTTTGGGCATGGCATCAGCGACTGCTTGCACTTCTTCGAAGGTCATGACCGGGTCGTATTTGACCCGCCAGAGTGCGCCTTTCTTACCGTAGGGACGTCTGATGTCCTGGTTGCGGAGCTTTTCGATGTAGCCCCATTCTACGAGCTTCCTGAAGTGCTGTGAGATAGCTTGCTGTGATATTTCCATGTCTCTTGCGATTGTGCTCTGATTGACCCAGAACAGGGCTGTGTATCCGTTAGCGTGACTACAGCAGTATGCCAGGACAAAGAACGTCATCGGAAACCTGACAAAGCGGGTGTCGCGTGTTGAGCGTCCCGGCAGTGTGGCAATAGCAGATGGTGACTGCCCGTTGCCGTGACCGTCTGGTGCGTCCCTGATGGGGTCTGGAGTAAGTTTAGACTTTTGCATCGCCAGCTTCCCACCTAAACTTTGGTTGCCCAAAAATATCTTGCCATTGTCTGCGGCGCTCATCTCTGGACCATGACTGTGGCTTTGTAACGCCCACAATTTTCCACCCAGCTCCTCTCAGGCTTGCTCCGCTTTCTGTTTGCAATGTGTAGGTCACCATTCTTGTGCCGCCCATTTGCTGCCAGATACGCCAGCATCTCCCGTATAGAAAAGAACAGGCGTTACGGGGTGCGTTTGGTGCTACACACAGCCTCGTGACTTCTGCTGTCCAGCCATCACTAAGCATCCGAGCAATCGGCCTGCCGACTATGGCTACCCCGACCAGTCTGTCATCGTGCAAACAACCGATAGCAAACTTGCCGCCCTGTGTGGGCTTGTTGTGCCTATGAAAGTTCAGCACAAACTCGTTTGCCTCGCGTAAAGACAGGGGCATTGGCGTTAGCTTACTCTTCTGCATCTTCTTCCTCTGGCAGATGTACCCAGCCATTGCCTTTGCATGTGGGGCAGTCAGCTTTACATGATGTAAGATAGCCGCCGTGGTCGTAATCTATGCGAAACGTCTCGCCGGTGACTGTGCCGGTTCCTTCGCACAGTTTGCATTCTTGCACTGTTTCCCAGACACCGGGCCTGCGGCTGATTTTCATTCGGTATTGCATGAGTTCACCGCCTTGATTGTCTGACCGATACGCATGGCTATCTGTGGCACGATGGCATTGCCTAGTCCTTTAAGTCTGTCCACCCTTCTGGGTATCCCATGAGCCACTCGACCCACTGGGGGTTCAAAGTCCCAACCCCCGTGTTCCTGACCTCTGGGTGATTGCCCAGCATCTTCTGCATCTTGCCGTTGGGTGTGCCGCAAGCGTCCTCGTTGGCTGTCGGTGTCGGCCACATCTTCTTCATTCGGGCTGGCTCCAAACTCCCACCTATCATTGCCTCGGCTTCCTCTCGCGTCACTTCCCCTGCATAGACTTTCTGTCGCATCTGTTTGATGCTGCCCTCTGACCTTGCTTGGCTTGCTGTCGGTGTCGGCCACATTTTCACTTGGTCCGCTAACTTCGCCCCGAACACTAAGTCCGGGTTGGTCTGACTGATGCGTCTGCCCTTTTCGTCTAGTTTGTTCGGCCCCCCTGTTCCGTCCGTTGTCCGTGGTGTGGCCCACAATCCAGACTCTAAGTCTTCTGTGCGGGGCATCCACGGATACAGCACCAATACAAAATGTTTGGACTGCGTAACCGGCCTTATCTTCCAAGTCAGAAAGCACCGTGTCGAGGCCCAGACTGATGTGTCCAAAAACATTCTCGCAAACAATCCAAGTGGGGCGTTTTGCTTGAATAATGGTAAATATTTCCGGCCAGATATGGCGGTCATCTTCCTCGCCTCGTCTGACCCCGGCCTGACTAAATGGTTGGCAGGGATAGCCACAGGATAGGATGTCGCAGTCTGGAACAAGTCCATTTGGGTCATTAGCTAACTCCTTAACATCTTCTGCTATCGGCACGTCAGGCCAGTGCTTTGCTAAAACCTTGCGGCACCAAGCATCTGTGTCGCAAAACAGGACAGGCTCAGATAAGCCAGCCCATTGAAAGCCAAGGCTGAAGCCGCCAATGCCCGAACATAAATCTGTGTGACGCAGCATCAATCTAGCCCCAGGTCCCGCAAGTCAAAGCTGTCAAAGTCGCTGTCAATCTGGTCATCACGGTATTTTGGCTGCGGTGCCGGGCGAGGGTGCAAAACCCTCTTCCTTGGCTTGTTTTTGGGCTGTGGCTTGGGTGCTGGCTTTGGCTTGGCCGCGAGCAATACCTCAGTCGTGCTGAAGTTATGACCGGCAGGGCATCTGCGCCTGCGCCGGATTGTTTTAGCATCTGGCCTGCTATCCACCACTTGGGTGCGTTGTTGGCACTCAGGACACAGCATTCCGCAAACCGCTATAGATATGGTTGTAGGCTTCTTCCAGCTCACGGTCTGTCTTCAGGACATGTCTTGCTCGGCGGACACCAGCCCAGACTGTTGTATGGTCCCGGTTAAGAGCATTGCCTATCTGGACCGAGGACTGATAGGTGAGCTCATGAGCAAGCAGATAGATGATATTGCGCCAGCGTGTAACGTCCCGGCGGCGGCGAGCACTGATGAGTTCGGATGCTGGAACGCCTGACCAGTCTGAGACTGCCATTATAATTTCACGGACCGATACTGTCCCGGCGATATCTCGCAGATTTTCGTGCCGGGAAACATAGCTTCGACAAGTTTCTTCTTCAGTCGGTAAACGTCTGTCTTGTAACCCTTTACGTCCTCCACCACTGTCATACCTTGTTGCCCTTGTGGGCCAGCAAAGGACACGTCTAAGTATCTGAAATCTGCTATGTAGTCGCATATTTTTCTCCCGTTTAATTCGCATCTAATGCGTGGATGTATTTCCAGATGACTTATCTCCCCGGCCTCCAACCGGGGCTTGAGGGTGTATTTGTAATGCTTGGCCTCAGCCAAACTGTCGAAGGTGTAGCCATCGAGGCTGACCTTTTTGTTTCTGAACTTGCTATGCGACATGACCGGCAGCTTTCTGCACCTGTTCAAGCCTAGTTGTGTCAGGCTCATGCATGGCCTCACGCAATAAAACTTCAACTAAACTGGCAACAGAACGCCGCTCAGCCTTGGCTCTGACCTCCAACTGGGCCTTGAGCTGCTCGCTAACACGACAGAAAAGAACAACATTTTCAGACATTTACAAATTACCTTCAATAAAGTTACGTCTGGTACTTGTACAACCGATAGCACGGTGCTATCTATATTGTATAGACGAACAAACGCCGGAAATTTGGTGTACAAAACAGATACAGGAGAAAAAAATGTATTGGTTTCAGAAGCAGTCCTATAAGGATTTCCACGCTTGCTTGCTGGCAGAGGTCAATGCCGCATCCAGCAATGATTGGATTAACAGTTCCTATAACAACGATGCGTGTGGTTCAGTCATGTTTGAACTCACTGATGATGGTGAGAACTATGTCCAACTGTTTGCGTTTGAAAACAAAGAAGATGCTGTCCTTGAGTTGGGTGAGGGTGGGACACAGTATTCCATCACAGTCTGCAAGAACGGTGAACATGACTACACAATTTGGGAAGATGACAGCCGTGACGAGGCTATCCAAAGGGCGGCTCTTTTTGCCGTCAAGTTGCGTGAGGAATATGTGCCGACCATTGAAGATGAGGGCTTTGAGCATGACTTACACAGCTAGATTGTTTAATTTTGTAGGTGATGATGTTTACATCACAGAGACTTACACAAAGATTAGTGAGGCTCAGGCAGAGGCTGAAAGATATATCCACAAACACAAATTGGACAAGGATTGGAAGTTTGGTGATGGCTCTTTCAAAGGTTGTGTTTTGGAAATGTTCAAAGGCACAAAAAAATACACCACATATCGTTGGATTCCATATCATGAGCGTTACGAGCCGCATTTAGTGATACGGGGTGGGCGGTTTCGGAAACTAGGAGACACTCAATGACACCGCACACGGGCAATTTCATTGCCTATCTGCGTGTCTCAACGCAACGCCAAGTGCATGAATAACGTAGGGTGTACGAAACAGATACAGGAGGGATAAATGCTCACTGTTACCAGAGAAGACCACGGCACAGAACACAGTGGCAAGTTTGCTGCTTACGTCCGTGTGTCTAAAGATGACCAAGATGTTGCCAACCAAGAGCACAGCATCAAGGCGTACCTCAATGGCGGTGACCATAACGTCAAATGGTTTCGGGAGGAGGGGGTGTCATCCGGCGAGGACTGGCATAACCGTGTCGAGCTACACAAATGCCTCGACTATTGCCGTAAGCAGAACGCAACAATGGTCATTTATTCTATCAGCCGTATGAGCCGGAGACAGTGGGAGACATTGCGCTTCTTCGAGCAAGAGGTTGCACCAGGCAACATCAAGCTAGTGGTCGTTGATGACCCGACACTTGATGAAACAACGATTGGCTTTAAGGCTATGTTTGCACAGCATGAGCGCACACAGATTAAAAAGCGCACCAAGCTGGCCCTTAGCCGCATCAAGGCTGAGATAGACGAGAAGGGTGAGTATACCACCAAAGAGGGCAGGGTGATAACCAAGCTCGGCATTCACGAAAACCTTGAGGTTGCAGGCATGAAGGGTAATAAGGTTAACACTGAGCTTGCCGACAAACGGGCGGCAGATGTCTGGCCTATAATAGAAGGGATGCTGGACAAGGGCCTATCCTACCGGGCTATGGCAAGAGAGCTCAACAAAATGGGCGTTCCTACACCGACCAAGCGCCGCAACCCGGATACATCCAAGCGCACTGAATGGTATGCCAGCTCTGTGCGTAACTACGTCCTGAGAATGGGAGGCAGATGATGAACGATATCGAGCAAAAAATCATATCTGAGTATGCGGTTGCTTTGGCAAAGTGGCAGATTGAACTCTATCAGGGCAGACAAACTCGCATGGACAATCATATACAGCGTTACTTTAACTCGACACCTGTTAGAAATACTTTTGCGCGGATGATGTTCGTTGCCTACCACAATGACAAGTCACTTTACACAAAAGCAGAAATTTCAAGACAGTTGCATATCACACGACAAGCCGCCTCACTGATGGTTGATGACTGTCTGGCGGAAGGGTGGATTGAAACTTGTGGAAATGGCTACAAAGCAAGCCAGACCTTAGCTGACAAGGTGATGAACTATGTTGAGTTTCATATAGACACACTGACAAGAAACCCCGTCACTGACCTCTATATGTCGCTGCGTCATTACCAGAGAGCTCAAGACATAAAAGTGTCAAGTGACTTTACACCCAAGCGTGTAGCCAGTTGACATTGTAATGTGGACAAAATTGGTACAGTTTACAAACAGGAGGCAAACATGGCCGGCAAGCGAAAGGTCAGATACAACCCCACGGTCGGGGCATTGCGGCACGGACTGCTGAATTTTAGCAGAAGAGTGGATATCCCTTTATGGCATATCGACCATGTCCGGGGCGTGATACCCTTGTTGAGAAAAGCAGCAGACGAGCTGGAGAGAATAGTGCAGTCAAACAGTTTAAGAAGTGTTGATAAATGTATGGCCGCTCAATCTACTATCGTGATGTTGCACAGACATGTCCGTGGTTTGCGTCCCGCAGACCCGAGAAGACGAGGCTCAGAGAAACTTGTCTATGACCCATTCCTGATGAACATCGAGGGCCATGACAAAGTTCAACTAAGAGATGATTTAGATGAGCCCCATCAATTCCCAAAGGGAAGGTCTGGTGTTTAAATGAAGTGGTCTAGGACCTGTACACAACCTATCCAAGGAGTTCTCTATGATAGAACGTAAATGTCGCATAATGTATAATACCCCTATTGCATTAGACAATCAGCTCAAACAGAACAGTCAGATAAAACAGATAGCCCTGATAGCAGGGTACACAATCCTCGGTATTCTAATATTGGTTGAGTTGTGGGCATTCATGTGGATTGCCTGCGCCCTCGATGACGTTTGCTATGTAGCGAACGGAGGAGTGCTCAACTAATGCCGAAGCTCACCAAAACAGGATTTCAAATTGGTAGCTCTCAAGGGCCGGTCGTTGTTCTTCACAAAAACAAATATGGTGCGACTCGACAAAAACTTCTGAGTGAATTCAAAAAGGTCAGGGCAGGGGTCGAGCTTCTGCCTGAGAGAATGCGTAATGCCAGCGCTCTGCGGCGGGGTAAGCACATGGAATATGGTGTAGCACCTTGGGCGCAAGAGGAGCTGGAGATAGCAACCGGCGGCGCTGTCGAAATGTTTGAACCGACTGAGGCATACGTGCTTGATGACATCGGCATAGCCAGTTCGATAGACCGCATCATAAATCTGGAAAAAGAACTGGTGCTTGAGGGTCATCGGTTTATCGGTGAGGGCATCTGCGAGATAAAGACTGACTTCTATCATCAGGGCAAACCTCACCCAGAGTGGCTGATACAGGTGCAACATCAGATGATATGCTCAGATATCTCGTGGGGTATCATTGCCTGCATGGACCAGTCTGGCAAGCTGCACTTCTATCCCGTGCCATACAATGACCAGCTCGTTGCAGCTATGCTCAAGGCTTATGAGGAGTTCTGGCATTTGGTCAGGACAGATGGCGAGTACCCGGATGAAGCGGCAAAGCCTGAGGCCGAGGTGATAGATATCACTGAGCTTCTGCCGAAAACAAACGCTGACCTTGAGCAGCTCTGCGCTGATTATCTGAAAGCTAGTGCCGAAGCAAATGCTTGGAGCAAGACAAAGGCTGAGGTCAAGGACGCTATCGTTTTTGCGCTGGATGCCTTGGAGGTTGAGCATGCCAAGCTGCCGGGCTTTGTCATCAAGTCACAAACAGTAAACAAACCAAAGAAAAGAATGGTTGAGACAGGCGAGTTCATCGAAAGTCTCAGCTTTTCAGTGAAGGAGGTAAGCGGTGAGTAAGCTAACAATTCTTGAACCCAAAACCTTGACAGAGGCTATGGAGTTTTCCGAGGTTTTGTCCAAATCAGGCATGGTTCCTGACCACTATCAAGGCAAGCCAGCCAATGTTTTGGTCGCTATCCAGTGGGGCTATGAGCTAGGGCTGGCCCCCATGCAGGCCCTTCAAAACATATCGGTAATCAATGGTAAGCCATCAATCTGGGGTGATGCGATGTTGGCCTTGGTTAAAGCACACCCAGCTTTTCGGGGAATGCACGAACAGATTGAGGGTGACACCGCCGTCTGCGAGGTTAAACGCGAGATGGAAAACGGTGAAATTGAAACTACTCGCGGAACTTTTAGCATAGCCGAAGCAAACAAAGCTGGCCTGACCAACAAGCGAGGGCCGTGGCAGTCCTACCCGAACCGCATGTTGAAGTTGCGAGCAAGGGGTTTTGCCCTGCGTGATGCCTTCCCGGACGCTATCAAGGGGCTCATCACTACCGAAGAAGCAAAGGACTATCCCGCCGCTGAAAAACAAAGCTCTGAGAAAGCCGTACAAGCGCCAGTCGTATCGTCCGATGGTGATACTATGCAAAACATAGTCGAGGCGCTCAGTGAGGAACCTAGCGAGACTGAGGGGGTAAAGCCTCCAGAACCTCTGTTGCTGCATCTGCCGGGGAGAGAACCCATAAAATTTGACACAGATTTAGAGTGGGCTTCGGAGTATGCAGACAAAATGCTGGCTATGCGCCTTTACGATAAAATGTCACACGGCGAGCGGCGTACAAAGCTGAAGGAGTTGAAGGAACTGAACGCAGAAGCACTGAACAAGATTGACCCAGAGCTTAGTGGTGAGTTGGAAGAGAAACGCAAGAGCTACAACGCAGCTCTGTCAGTAGAAGCGAAGGAGATAAGTGATGTCCAAAGTAGGCCTAACACCGAAACAGCAACAGGTCTATGACTTCTTGCGTGTATATCACAAAACGAATGGGTACTACCCATCTGTACGAGAGATAGCAGCAGGCCGAATTGACGGGCAGCAAATGTTAGAGGAAAGAACCAGTACATCCTCAATCCACAGACAAATGTCTGCTTTGAAAGAGCGAGGGTGGATTTCTGTGATGCCCGGTAAAGCTAGGTCAATAACATTACTCTAGGCTTTGCCAGAACCAACCATGCCATAGGCAATGGCAAATGCTTGCTTGCGAGGCTTGCCCTCCTTCATGAGCGTCATCGCCTTGGCAGCTACCTTTTTATCGAACTTCTCTTTCTTCGCTGTCTTTGCCATTATGCTTTCTTCTTTCTGAACAAATCTGCGTCTGCTTTCTTCACCGTTGATTTACCTTTTGCATGAGCTTTGAGGCGAGCAACAGCCCATTGATGAGCAGACATTTTTGGTCTTGAGCCTGAGGAGTAATACGCCCCCAATCCTCTACGGTAAATTTTGTTGG